TATGTTAAGTATTGACTTAGGTTGTTGATAGGCTTTGGTACAAGTTCTAATAAACCTGTTGACTGTTGTCCATTGTATAGAACAGCTTTGTTAAACCATTGATTATCAACTTGTATCTGAGCATTGTCATTAAACACACCATCTGGAATAGGTAGATAGTTATATACCTTACTGTAGTCTTTTACGTTTTGAAGTATCTCATCATAGCTTTGGTAAGCAAAGGGATATTCAATTATATATGGTTCTACATTACCATAGAACTTATTGTAGTTTTGTACATCTGTTAAATGTCTCCATATAGATCCTGTATTGCATGTCACATATGTCAAAGCTGCAAGCTCCTCTTTAGTAGCAGTTTCAATTGGAACTTCTATAAAGATTCCAGCACACTTCCCTGCAGAGGTTATAATAATACTATCAATAGCATCATCAACGCTAACAGTATAACCATCAATTAAGTTTTGTTTGGTTATATTGGTGCCTAGAACATTACCTTCACTATCAGAGATATTGAAGGGGCCAGTTCTACCACCTGAGCATGTTAATCTTATTATTACTATTTTAGACATGTTTATTCTATAATTAAATTATTGCTGCCTTCTGTTATAATTGGATCCCCACCCTCTGTTGTTATGAAATTACCAGTTGGATAATCTTCTACAGCTGTTCCATCTAATTCACATCCTGGTGCTGGTGGAGCAGTTGTGGTTGTTGTTGTAGTACTAGTAGAAGTACTGGTTGTTGTAGTAGTTGGTTCTCCTGTTGTTGTGGTAGTAGTGGTAGTAGGTTCTGCAGTGGTAGTAGTAGTTGTAGTGGTTGGCTCTGAAGTTGTGGTTGTTGTGGTTGTTGTTGGTTCTGGTGTAGCAGTGGTTGTAGTTGTGGTTGTACTAGTGGATGTACTAGTAGACGTAGTAGTAGATGTTGATGTACTAGTAGTTGTTGAAGTAGAACTAGATGTTGTAGTAGTTGTAGTTATACAATCTGTACACTCTGCTGTACCAGACAAGTTACAATATAGAATTGTTGTTGTAGTTGTTGTAGTGGTTGAAGAAGGAATCTCTGTAACAGCTATTGCTGAGATGTCACAACTTTCATTTAATCCAGAATAGAAGAAGTTGTTTTCTCCTATATAGAAGTTAGGTATGTACGTATGGAAACTTACCCAGCTTTTAGTATTAAAATTAAATGAAGCAGTCCATGATTTGTTACAGAAGTATTCTAAGTCTGTTACATTTACAAACCTTTTCACTGATGTATTGCCAGCAGTTGGTTGATTTACATAAAACTCTTTAGCCACCTCATCATAGAATATTTCTTTATCTGGTTGAGGAATATAATCTAACTTAGTAATAATGATTCTATCAAACTTACTATCAAACACACCATGTAATCCAATACCCTTGAAGTGATTATCTATGCCAACATTTGGGAAGTATCTTAGTATTTCAAATGATAAATGGTCTGTAAAGAACCTGTTTAATCCAGAACCAAAGCCTGATATATCTGTTACTTGTGTACCTTGAATTAAGAATATTTGTCCTCTTTTAGCATCTACACTAATCTGACCTTGTGGTATTTTAAGCAACATCTTATTCTGACTTCCTACATATCCAAGATCTGTTTCTGCAAAGTCAATTGGAGGTGTATTACCAAATAGATCACCACCTCCTAAATATGCAGCCTGAGGATTGCTTGTATCAATAGTTAATAAGTTATTGTATAACAATGTCTTATTCTCAAATCTAGCTAAGGTTGCCCTGTTTTGTATACCATCAAGAGATACTAAGTTACCATAGTTCTGAGGGAAGTCAAAGAAGTTTGCTGGACGATATATCAACCAGCTGTTTATTCTGTTGTCAGAATAGCTTTCTTGTCTATCAGAGTATATTGCTCTAAATGGAAAATGAGTGTAACATAATTGTTGTACCCAATCTGGAGGCAAATGAGAAAAGAAGTTCTCTACGTTTTGCTTAGTAAATGTTGTATTGTAATAGTAAGTGTTATCAAATGCAATAGGCACTCTAGTTTCTTGGAACCAGCTATCAGGAATACCTGAGCTCACGTGTGGGTAGAAATCACCCTCCAAGTTATTGAATGCTTGACGTAAATCTACATTGATAGAACTCTCTACATAGTAATAGGGAATACCATATGCAAACAAGTACATCTTACCATCATATGTATAATTCAAAGAACCAGCTGTCACTGTTCCTGGAGGAGGTGTAGTAGATGTAGTTGTTGTACTAGTTGATGCACTTACAATATTATCATTAGGACAATCAAGATAATGTGCTTTGGTAGATATGATGTTCTTCATCAACGTACCACCTACATAGTAGTCTGATAAAATAGATCTAGCTGAATACCAATACTGTGGGTAAGCCACGTTACCAAGCTCATCATAGTAAATGTCACTATCATCAGGAGCATTCACTCTATTATCAATAAAGAATGGAAGTTTAGTTTTGAATCCAAACTTACCAATGAATGTATCACCACCAAATATCACCTCAGGATCATCACTTGGAAGAGCATCGAATATTCTTTGGAATCCTGTATCAATTGTTTGATAGGAATATATCTGTCCCCACTGTCCATTGTTGATTGTCTTGATTGAACCATAATATGAAACAACTTTAATATCTTCTTGAGCTTCAGGACTAGCACAGTTGTTTGCTTGTGAAATTGTAAATCTTGAAGTATCACTAATTTGACTTACACCTGCTATGACAAGGTTTGGTGTTTTGTTAGGATAAGGTAACGCTGGTACAGCTCCCACTCCAGCTCTTGTTTCAATACTTTTGGTGTATACAGAAGATTCTCTATTCCAGTTGTTAATGTCATAGTTATCTCCTACAGATTGAACACCTGGGAAAATGTATTGTGATCTATCAAGTTGTCTTTGTTTAACTCCTTGATCATTAGGAATATCTACATTATAGTCATAGCTAGATCTAGAGTTAAAAGAATATGCAAAGTTCTTTCTACTGATACCATTTACATAAATCTGTAGATAGGTTTGATATGCTGTGAAGAATGCTGAAGCATTAAATCCTCCTAGGTCAGCAATAGCTTTACTAGAGTTCAAAGCATTAACTTGTGTTTGTTCAGTGAGAAGCTTATACATTGCATGTCTCTCCACTTCAACAAAGTGAGCTTTACCAGCACCAAATAACACACTCTCTAACTTAAGAACATTACCTAATGTAGGTTGTCCAAAAGATGTTTCTGGTGAATTAAACACTTGTCTGTATGGTGATTCATTGTTGTTAAACCCATCTAATTTTTGAGGATAACAGTTAAGATTCTCATTAGTGTTAGCAGCAACAATGGTAAATCTAGGACTTCCACTCACACGTACAGGAACAGTTGTTGAGTTTATTGTCACTGGATTACCAAAATAAACTGTAATGTTTTGAGAAGCTTGTGTAACTGGATCTGTATATTGGAAAGTAGCATATGCTAAAATAGCACTGGTCATTGTAATTGTAAATGCTGTATTTGTAACATTTGTAAATACAACAGACCCACTATTTAAAACAGGAAGTGTAATAGAACATATCTCAGTTGTAGCAAGAGTGAAACTTTGTGTAGCCACATCTCCTGTAAAACAATCTGTATATTGTAAAGTACCAGCAGCTGATACTGTCATCTTGTACGTATCACATTGAGAGTTGTACGCATTGTTTCTCTCAAGTAAGAATGGATCTTCACTAAGATCATTGTATGGATAGTTAGGATAGTAGTAATTTGTAGCGTTAGGGCTGTTTGGATCTTGTCTAGTGTACTTACCTACGTTTCTAAGAATACCCTTAGCAATGATAGATTTGTTTGTACTTCTATTACCTCTTACTATTTTGAATCCAACAATGGCATCTTTCTCTGCACTTGTTAAACTAGATGCTTGGATGAGAAATGCTATTTGTTGTACGTCCACTTTTACACCAATTGGATACACAGCACTAGCTGTTTGCATTGTTGGTTGTATCTGTCCACCAGAATATACAATAGGTGCACTCTCAAAGTGAGGACTTACTAATACATCAGGGAACTTATGATGTCTGATAGGTTGACCAGCAAGGTCACCCCATATATCTACATTGCATGGATAAGTATCAGTTGATTCCCAATATGCAAACTCTCCAGATTGATATGGATAAGCCTCTCCTATTTTACCATCATTTGTGGTGGGGACAGGATAAGTAGCTGTTACACTAGCTGTGTTGTATATTTTCCAATAAGGTTCAGGAGCACCATCTCCAACATAATCTGGATTGGATGATGATACATCTGCATAAGCTAACTCGTTTGCGTTCTTAGCTCTACCAGGAATGTGGAAACCATCTGTTTGCTTACCATTATCTAATAGGAACACTATCTCAAATGGATACACTTCATCTCTTAAATAACCTCTAAGATTAGCAGTGTAGAATCCATCAGCGTATGTATTACCAGCTGGCAACTTAAATGTTTCCCATTGAAGTTGTATTTGATTAGCTATACCTTGATAGTTGATTCTGTCAATAGAAGTTAGGTTATCCCATACAATAACATCCTGTACGTTTGTAACGTCTTGAGCAATGTCATAGTATGCAAACTTCTCAAGTATATCATTAAGACTCAAAGGAATTTGAGTTACATTCTGTCCTGTGTAAGTGATAAATGTAGACTTCTCTTGAATGTTATATGTTCCTACTAACTCAACAGTGGTACCATTATTAATGGTTTTGATAACAGCTAAGTTGAAGTATTGGAAGTATCCTGTAACATCTAAGTTACTGATATTCAATACAATAGACTTTCCTACAGCATATTGAAAATCAGCAGTGGTTATCTCTGTGTTTGCAATAGATGTAGGATTGGTAACTGAGTAGTATGATGTGTATGCATCTCCTGATGCATTAGAATATTGAACAGCAAATTGATAAGTGCCAGCTCTCAAATCTCCTCCTACAACAATGTCAGTAACATCTACATTAGGGATTTGAAAGTTAGGTTGCACCTTTAATTTATTGCAATCAAGAACAGCAGTGATGTCTGGGTCACAAGTTTCATTACCTGTGTAAACTGTAATATATGGAACCTGTTCAATGTTAATATATCTTCTTGGATTCAATCCATCTGTCCAATAAACCTCAGTTGTACAGTTTGTAATCTTGTGTACAGACTTGTGTATTGGATAGTTTATGTCAAAGTTTAAACATGCTGAGTTAGCACAAACTGTTAATTCTGTATCAGGAATAGGAGTACAAAGTGTATGATATTCACAATCATTATTATCCATATATCCTATCTCACTTCCTCCTGTTTCAGGATTGGTTAAGAAGAAGATGTGTTTGCTTTTCTCTTGTATGAAGTGTGTTCCAATAAGTTGGTATCCTTCAGGAAAGTTTAAGCAAAACTCATTAGCTGGCTCATTCTGGTAGTTTACAGAATTAGAGTCAAAGTTTTCTAATGCTGCGTTTAGGGCATAAGAAAGTTTACCCTTCTGTATTTGATTTACAGAGGAGTCCATGTCTAGCCCCACTCTACCAAGATTAAATTCTTGTCTTACATTAGAGGTTCCTTGATTAGCTGTTCCATCCATGTCCATATCTTGAGCTTCTATTTGGTAATTCATATTGTGCAAAGCGTTGTAAATCATTTCTTACACGTCTTTGCTTAGTCCATGCATCTTGTTTCTTAATCTCAATCATTGCCATAATAAGAGCCTCATCATGTAATGCTTTATAGTAAACCAGCTTTTGTTGTATTTGTTGAAACGTTTCATCAGTTAATTGATTAGATAACATTTCAAATATCTTATACTTAATATAAGCTTCTACATACTCTCTAATACGAAAGTTGTCTGGAATCAATTGATTACCAACACAATCATATTCTGTAGCATAGAATATTAAATGCACCACCCCATTTCTGAAGTTGGTAACAAACTTATTATCTCTAATATCAAAGCTATCATAACCAGCAGATCCTGGAGTGAACTCTCTAACAGGAGGAGCAGTTTGATAAAACTCCCACGCATTTGTATACGTTACGTCACAATTCTGTCTAGCAGATATATTACCTGGTTTGAGTAAATACTCATGTGAGTATGCTCTGGTTCCTTGTTGATTTGTTTTGTATACAGCAGGAATAACTACAGGTAAACAACTACCATCACATTCAGGATTGACACAAGCATTATCATGTTGACAATCTACACAAGGAGTACCACCCACTGTTACAGGAGTTACCTGTATTGTGGTTTGTGAAACTGCTTGAGAGTAGAATGAATTGGCTGTTTGGTATGGATAGCCAGCAACTGTTGTACACATCCAAGCTTCCCTTACAGCATAAAAGTTATCAGGGAGCCTAGCTTCAAAGTCTTCAACATACAATACATCTTCGCTAATGACATAAGTTGCCCTACCCAACTTTTGTAGACATTTGTCTAGATAGGTGGGAAACATTAAATCATCCACTGCTCCTGTATCAAAGTAGGATTTTAATTCTTCCTTCACAGTTGCATAAACTGGATCAGGAGAGACAAAGTTATATTTGTAATAGTATGACATCTTATCTTATTTTATTTTTTCCATTCCCTATACAAGTGCTGATATTTAGTATCAGTTTGTATGTAGTGTGATAACAATCTAGAAGTTGTACGAGAAGGTTTAAAATACCAGAGGTCTATGTTTCTAATTCTTGTAGATTCTTTGAACCACATCCAACCAAAGAAGAAGCCTTCTGTATGGAAGTTGAAGTTGTAAATGACTTTACCTTTCTCTTTAGATTTCTTCCAATCTACAGGTAGGTTAACCATCTCTTTACCATCAACAGTTTTTAGTTTCCTTCTCTTCTTTTTATTGATAGAGAACTCACCAAAGCCAAAAGGAAGTCTTGCTTTCTCTCCTGTTTCTAGAATGTAGTTTTTAAAATGCTCATTATATAGGTATATAATGTTCTTCCACTGATCAAATGTAATTTTTAAAGTGGGATTTTTATTGCAAAAATTATTATAGTTTTCTTTACTAGAGCTTCTCCAATCTATCTTTGTACGCATTAGTTAGTGTTGGTTGTGTTTGGTGCTTGACCATCCACTCCATCTGATGTTTGATCTGTCTTCAATCTGAAGTAGGTGGATAGTAGCTTTTGAGATGTAAGTTCTAACACCTGTTTCTCTAAGTATCCTGGACAGCCATATTCTTTATCTAAAGGATTCATGCAAATCTCTTCTGTAGGATATACTATGGTGCCACATCCACATTCAGGGAACATGATCTCATTAGGTACATCTTCTTCAAAGAAAGCAGATATTCTAGCTGCCTTTAATAATGGATTGCTAATATATAAGTAACCACCATTAGCTATCCAGTAGTATTGTTCATTCTTTATAATAGGAAGTTTCAATAAGTTTAAATACCTATTGATTGTAATCTCTTTAAATCTTTTACCTTGACCACCCATAGCGTTGATAGAATATACACCCTGGATTACATACTGATAGTTTCCTTCAGTGATGCGAGGAAGTTTGTATCTGCTTCTTGCTACGTTGCATGGGTCTACGTATTCACAACATTCAGAAATAGGAACCTCTACCATCTCTAAACAAGGAATGGTAGTAAACAAAGTATCAGTGGCCCAAAGCCTTCTCAGGTTTGTTTCACGTTTTACTAATAACTGTGTGTTGTTCTTAATCTCAGATGCCACCACTCTGTCAGTGATGAGGTTATCTGTGGAAAGCAACTTGTGCATCCCACGAACATCTGAAACCAATTTACGTAATGTTGCCATTATAAATACTGTTTGAATATATTTGTCATTCCTGAGTATTGGTCTATTAAGAATCCAGTCACCTCAGCTTTAGACATTGTGTGACCCATCTTATCATCCCAAAGACTCTTTGCGTTAGAGAACGCTGGAATTTGGTAAAATTTAATACCATTGAAATCTTGACTTACTTCATGGTGTTTGTCTCCTGTGAATATGTAGAAGTTGTTATGGAAAGACCATGCTTCTCTAAATTCTATTGGAAATAAAGCTGCTAACTTAGCAGGCTTAATAGCATCTCCATGATTAAACATTAATGCTGATTCTCCATAACTGATATACTTTCTATACTTAGGAGAACAGTCAAAGGTTAATCTTTCTGTATTTCTAAAATATGTTTGTAACCAATTAACCATGTGCCATCCTACAAACTCATCATGATTACCTGCTACATACACAACATTTACATGTTCTGCATATTGTAATAACATTGTAATCATTAACACCTCATGGTCACAGATAAACTGAAAAGAATCATGATATGTGTGAGTGTTAGTCTGAGGAGTACCTTTTGTTGTAGCTCCAGAGTATTCACTATTGAACTCATCAGAACCAATGATATATGTAATTTGTTCTAGATTATTTGAGAGCTGTGCTTGATTAGCAATCACCTCCACTTTGTACATAATGGTAGAAAGTCTATCTAATATATTATTATTACCATCTATGTCATATTTGTTTAAATGAGAGTCTTGCTTGTTGATAACTAACATAGCGTTAGTCTTACCATCTACAAACTTAGGACCCATAACTTCCTGACTAACAGGCTGATATGAAGCTAAAAAGTCTACGAAGCTATCTTGAAAAACTTGCTCTGTAGACTTCTTTCCTAACCATGCTTTGACTTGCCAATGAGGATTGTTTCCATTTCCCCAGAAGTTCTGTACATATTTAGTTATTTCCCATTTCTCTGTGTCTATGTGACACTTCTCAATTAGTTCATCTAAGCTCTTTACTTCTTCGCTAAAATTAGCTACCACCTCTCCTGTGCCTTTTACAAGATCTTCTGTAAACTTAACCACCCTATCTTCTAAGTCTGCTATGTAATTTCCTATCTCTGCGTCTTCTTGTGCATTTTCTTCTTTTCTGATGTCTGATAACAGACCATCTATTTCTGCCTCTGTAATTCCTAGCTTATCAGCATAGTATTTTTTTGATTTTTTCCAATGCAGCATCTGTTGAAGTTGCTCCAAAAGACTTTGGTTTTCAGGCATGTGTAGGTAAGTTTAGTTAAAATTAGCGTAAAGATAGGAACTATTTTTGACATACCCAAAAATTTACTAACTAATTTAATTATATAGAATAACTTTTTTTGTTAGAGTTAAAACAAAAACCCCCAGCCTAGAAAGGCCAGGGGATACTCTGTAAACCAACAAACAGAGTTTTTGAATAATTATACTAAGGACATAAGAATGTTGCTATGATGAAACCACCATTATCTACTTGGTAGCTAGCTGCGCCAGCTCCTTGAGAATACCATTGGTTACCACCTGTTACAGGAGTTATTCCACATTCACCTAATAGCCATAATCTTGTAGGAGTTAATACACTGTCAATATCAAACTGTGTTAAGCTTCCTAAATGAGCACATGCACTTGCATTGTTAGGATATAAGAATATCTGCTGACATGGAGCTGGTGTAGTTGTTGTAGTTGTAGTAGACGTACTAGTACTAGTAGATGTACTACTACTTGTAGTTGTTGTAGTTGTTGGAGTAATATTAGATATGAGCATATCAATAGAGTTGGTACAGGTTCCTGTAGAAGTCACTCTAATGATTGTAGCATCATTAGGTACACCTACAAGGCTGTATCCTGCTACTAGTGCTGATTTAGCTACCCCTGTAACCAATGGAGTAGTGTATCCATCTGAATCTGAATAGATGTTAAAAGGACCTGTATCTGCCCCAGCTAATGTTAATGTAATTAATACTGTCATATGATTTATTGATTTTTAATTATTCTAAATAAGTCTTGCTATATAATTCTGTGATGTACCATTATATGAGGTAAAGAAGCCACCAATAATATATCTTCCGTTTGAATCAATATTTGTTGTAAATACAACAGAATTAGGTCCAGTCCCAGTGTTAAATGTTGTATCTCTTGATCCATCAGTATTGATTCTAACTAGACAAGGTTGAGATACTCCTTGATATGTTAATGAATTGCTACCTGCTAATACCTTTCCACTTGAATCTATATTAATTGAATATACTATTCCAGACCCAAACCCAGTTCCAATATTGAACGATGTATCCTTGGTTCCATTTGAATTAAGTCTAATAATTCTATTTTGCGATGATCCTTGGAAGAATTCAAAACTACCGCCAGCAATAATTTTTCCACTTGAATCAATTTTTATTGATACTACCCAACTATCAAATCCACTTCCAATATTAAATGAGCTATCTACTGTACCGTCAGAGTTAAGACGTATTAGGTATTGCGAGCTTACACCTCGATAAGAAAGGAAGTTTCCACCTATCAATATTTTTCCATTTGAATCAATAACTATGTCATTTATTAAACCACGTCCACCTCCTGTAAAACCAACAAACCCACTTCCAATATCAAATGATGTATCTTTAGTACCATCAGAATTGAGACGTATTAGGTAATTTTGTGCTGAACCATTATATGATGTGAAGTTTCCGCCCACTAGTATCTTTCCGTTTGAATCAACAGCTAATGCCCAAATAGTACTATCAAACCCAGTTCCAACATCAAATGAAGTATCCTTGGTTCCATCAGAGTTAAGACGTATTAAACGATTTTGAGTTAAACCATTGTATGTTGTATATTCTCCTCCTACCAATACCTTTCCATTTGAATCAGTAGTGTTTACATATACAATGTTGTTAAATCCAGTTCCAATGTTGAAAGATGTGTCTCTTGATCCATTAGGATTAATGCGTACTAAACGGTTTTGAGTTGAACCATCGTATGAGGTAAAGAAACCACCAGCAACAGTTCTTCCACTCGAATCAATGGATGTTGCATTTACACCACTATTAAACCCAGTTCCAATATTAAATGAAGTATCTAAGGTACCACTTGGGACGAAAGCAGTGGTTGTAGTGGTGGTAGTTGATGTACTTGTACTTGTAGTAGTAGTAGTAGTAGTTGGAGGTATGGTTGTAGTTGTTGTTGTAGTTGTAGGTGGTGGTGGGCATGTTCCATTACAATAATTACCTTGTACGACATTTGCTGTACCTGATGTTATTATAACACTTCCTTGTCTTGCACCATCGCATCCAATACCAGATGGCTCTGTTATAGTAGATGTTGAGATGCCTCCTCCACATTCCGTATATTGAAAACTTACTGGTGCTGATATAGGAATAATTGTATATTCATAACAATCATAACAAGTAGTTGTAGTTGTAGTAGTTGTTGGTGTAGCAGTAGTTGTAGTTGTAGTAGTTGTTGTTGATGTTGAAGTACTAGTTGACGTACTAGTAGATGTACTAGTTGTTGTTGAAGTAGAACTAGATGTAGATGTTGTTGTAGTTGTTGGAGTTAATGTTGTAGTTGTTGTAGTGGTAGTTGGTGTTACTGTTGTTGTTGAAGTAGTTGTAGGAGTAACAGCACAAGAATTTACCAATGTACAGAACATCACCTGTAAAGATGGGTTTTGGTTAATTGCACTAATGAGGGTTTGTACTAGCTCTATAGGATCGAGTGCAATATCTATTTTCTGCAAAGCTGTAGTTAAATTGTCACCTGTATCAACTCCTGTATTAGGAAGATTAGGACCTGTATACTTTACATTGTTTGTGCCAATGCAATATCCAGGACCTGCAGTTTGTCCTTCTGGGGTATAACATGGATTATAAATATTGACCATTTTATTTCTATTAAGGGATGTACATTATATAATATGCAGCAATTACAGGTTGAATGTTTGAGTGAGCTACGTTATCACCTGTAGGATCAACTGTTATAGCTACGTTATTAGCAGTGTTTGAAGTCACTGTAATACCTGTTGTATTACTTATAGCTTGTATATCTTTAGGGCTTGTGTTTCCAACAGCAATTGTACCACCACCTCCTGTAACACCACTTTGTCCAATTGCGTGCGTGTGACCAGGATCATTTAATGTTACAACTGTAGTGCCTAAAGCAGTATGTGTGTGAGCTGGTAATTGTGTAGGAGTAAGCGTTACTGTGTTTGCTCCTGTTGTGCCAGTTAACGCATAGTTTGGATTGCCAGGATTGGCAGGATTAACAGCAGGAGCAAGACCAATACCTACAGGAGGTACACCAGCAATAGCACCTACAGTGACACGTCCTCTTTTATCAGGAGTGCCATTTAAGCCATTGCATAGATACACCTTATCAAAACCATTTGCTGCAATACCAGTACCTGTTCCATCAAAGTTAGATAATGAACCATAGTATTCATATGCTACAAAAGGAACCATCTTTGAAGACTGTTGTGTAGGAGCACCTGATTGACTAGCTAAATAAGCTGCAATCAAAGCATCCAAGTCTGCAAGT